TGAGGCAGATTATCTAAATCCACAATCAACTCAACCTGCCTTGCGTGGGTTCATTGAAGAGTTCCATAAGAACTGTGGATTTATCCTTACCTGTAACTTCAAGAACCGTATCATCGACCCTTTGCATAGTCGATGTTCTGTAGTAGAGTTTCGTATTCCTGCTACTGACAAACCTAAACTTGCTGGACAATTCTTCAAAAGAGTGCAAACCATTCTGCAAGAAGAAAAGGTTCAGTTTGAACCAAAGGCTGTCGCTGGTATTGTTGAGAAACACTTCCCAGATTGGAGAAGAGTTCTTAATGAACTGCAAAGGTATTCTGCCTCTGGTATGATTGATGGTGGTATACTAGTTAATCTATCAGAAACCAATATGAAGGACTTAACAACTTTCCTTAAAGAGAAAGACTTTAAGTCTATTCGCAAATGGGTTGCAAACAACCTAGATAATGATCCTGCTCGTATGTACCGTAAGGTATACGATTCCCTGTATGAAGAAGTACAGCCTTCTACTGTTCCTCATCTTGTTCTCGCAACAGCAGACTACTCTTACAAATCTGCCTTTGTCGCTGATCAAGAAATCAATATGCTTGCATTTATGATTGAGGTTATGACACAGGTGAATTGGAAATGAGTTATGAACTAAAAGATTATCTAAAGTCTATCAATGAAACAAAGGAAAATCTGATGGATTCAGATGATCCTATGTGGGAAAAGAAATATTCGCCGTTCATCATTAACAAGTGTTTGGCGCCATTCAATGACACCATAATGCTTGTTAATGAGATGAATCAACGTCACCACCTTGACACAAAACTCCAATATGACTTTTTACTAAATACTATTAGATCGAAGAAGCGATATGCGCCTTGGGTAAAGGCAGATAAGTTGAAAGATTTAGAGTATGTAAAAGAGTATTTTGGTTATAGTAATGCAAAAGCAAAAGCCGCTCTTCAAATACTTGATAATGAACAGATAACCACTATTAAAAATAGTTTGAATAAAGGTGGAAGAAAATGAATGAAATTGAATGGCATCCAGAGAAGATGCTAGAAGTAAAACTAAAAGAACCAGATGACTTTTTAAAGGTTCGTGAGACACTATCTCGTATTGGTGTCGCCTCTCGTAAAGAGAGAAAACTCTATCAGTCATGTCACATCCTACATAAACAAGGTAAGTATTACATTGTCCATTTCAAGGAACTTTTTGCTCTTGATGGTAAAGATACAAATCTAAATGAGAATGATGTATCAAGACGAAATTCAATCGCTGGATTACTTGGTGATTGGGGGTTGATTGAAATAATTGGAGAAGCAGAACCTAAAGCACCGCTTTCTCAAATTAAAGTAATCGCTTTCAAAGAGAAAGACGAATGGATTTTGGAAACAAAATATAACATTGGCAAGAAGAGAGACCAGTAAGTGGCACAATCCTTTTCTAAATTTGTAACAGAAAAAGAAACCAAACAAAAGTATAAATTGTTGATTGTAACTACTCGACCTAAAAAAAGTGAGTTCTATCATACAACCAAAAGACTTTTGGAAGAGGCGTCTGCCGTTGGTATTGAGGCATTTGCTTTGTTATGTGAAACTGCAAGAATTGATAGTTTAAAAAACCAAGTATGGAATTCTGAAGATTCAAATAAAAAATTTGATATTGACCCAGACAATACAATTGCTATTATTCGTGGTTCTGTTGCTGGAAAAGATGCATATTTGAATTTAGTATCCCAATTAGAAAAGATGGGCGTTTCTGTAGTTAATAGTAGAACTACAGTATCTATTTGTGCAGACAAATATAGGACTGCAATTAGACTTAATGACTATGGAGTTCCTACACCAAAAACTTCTTTACTACAAAGTGTAGATACAGTGCAAGATAGTTTAGATTCTATCGGTGAAAAATATCCTTTAATTTTAAAAACACTTAGAGGCTCAAAAGGTATCGGTGTTATCTTTATTGAATCTCGTAGACAATTAGATTCAATTATTCAATTGTTATGGAAACAAGATTCAGATACAGAACTTCTTTTACAAAGATATGTAAAAGCAGACCATGATGTTCGTGTTTTGGTTTTGGGTAATAAAGTTTTGGCTTCGATGCGTAGAGATGTTTTAAAAGGAGACTTTAGAAGTAATGCATCTTTGGGAGCAAAAGTTTCTGAATATAAACTATCAGATGAAGAAATAAAAATTTGTTTGGATGCACATAAGGCAGTTAATGGTGTATATACTGCTGTAGACTTGATTAGGTCTGGAAAAGATTCTTTTGTGTTAGAAGTGAATAGTTCGCCAGGCACTTCTGGTATCGAAAAAGCAACTGGAAAAAATTTGATGGGTGAATTATTAGACCATTTTATGGACAGGGATAATTGGCGTTGGGTTGCCCATGAAATTGGTAGAAATGAAAGAATTGAAATAAAAGGTGTAGGTGATGTTGTTGCAAACTTTGATACAGGTAATAGTGCCAGATGTATCATTCATGCAGATGAATGGGATATTAAAGGTAAAGAAGTAATTTGGAAATCATATGGAAAAACCTACAAACATAAATTAGTTAAGATGGGTAAATGGGAAAGGGGAGCTCTCAACGCTCAAGTTATAGAAAGACCCATAGTATCCTTTGATATCCACTTTAATGGAAAATTATATAAAGATGTGATGTTTGCATTGGATGATAGAACTGAAAAAACTACAAAGTGTCTAATGAACCAAGACTTTATGATAAGAGCAAAGGTTATGGTAAACCCTGCCAGAAAATTTGTAGTGACTGAATCATACGAAGATTTTGATATTTTCGATGATGGTAAATCTGAAAAAGAAAGGAAATAGATAATGCTACTTGATGCAATAAGAAAACACGCAGAAGGACACATTGCAAAACATAAAGCAAATGTTCTTGTGTACCTAAACAATCCAGCAGGGATTGGAGAACACTCAGATATTATTGATGCCGTTGAACATGAACTTATGGAAATGGCAAAGTATAATGACCAACTAGAAATGTTGGATATGTATTTCGCAAAAGAAGAACAAACACAATACACCCTTTTCTCTTGACATTTCCCCCTAATGGTGGTATATTTACATAATGAAGTTTTACACACATATCGCCCAATGGGGTAATCAATTACTTGTTCGTGCTGTAGAGAATGGGGTTCGTAGTAACTACAAAGTTAAATACGAACCCACTCTCTATGTTCCTGTTCAAAAAGAAACAGGTTGGAAAACATTGGAAGGCAATAATGTTGCCCCAATGAAATTCCTCACAATCAAAGAAGCAAAAGAATTCGCAGAACAATACGAAAGTCAACCTCACCTTGTTCATGGTTTGACAGGTTTCCCCTACACTTACATTTCAGAAACTTACCCTAATCAGATTCAGTTTGATAGTTCGCAAATGCGTATTGTCACTATTGATATTGAGGTGGAGTGTGAGAATGGTTTTCCAAATGCCGATAAGGCACTTGAACCAATGCTTGCAATTACAATCAAGAACCATGACACTGGACGTATCAAGGTTTGGGGATTACATGATTACAAAAACACAAGAGAAGATGTTCAATACATTCAGTGTCAGACTGAACGTGAACTTCTAGCACAGTTTCTTGCTTGGTGGGAAAGTGACCATCCAGACATAATCACTGGTTGGAACACAGAGTTCTTTGATATTCCTTATATCTGTAACCGTATCAAATCGGTAATGGGTGAGGATGCAATGAAACGTCTATCGCCTTGGGGTGTTGTCAACTCTCGCATGGTGAATTCTGGTTATGGTAAGAAAGATCAAGTGTATGATATTCTTGGTGTTGAAGAAGTTGACTATCTACAACTCTACAAGAAGTTTACATATACTGGACAAGAATCCTATCGCCTCGATCACATTGCATTTGTTGAACTTGGCGAACGTAAGGATGAAAACCCATATGAGACATTTCGTGATTGGTATACAAAAGACTATCAGTCGTTCCTAGACTATAATATTCAAGACGTTGAACTTGTCGATAGACTTGATGACAAGATGAAACTTATCGACCTCATTCTGACTATGACGTATGAGGCGAAGGTAAACATCTCTGATTCATTTACATCAGTTAAGTATTGGGATGTTCTGATTTACAATCATCTGCTTAAACGTAAGATTGTTATCCCACAAAAGATGGGGCATAAAACTAAGGGTGAAAAGTATGTTGGTGCATATGTGAAAGAACCACAAGTGGGGCAACACAAATGGGTTATGTCTTTCGACTTGAACTCTCTGTATCCACACTTGATTATGCAATACAACATCTCACCAGAAACTTTGATGACACAAGTTGCAGATGGTATTGATGTTGA